TGGAAAAATACCTGATAAATCAAGCCATTCTTGAAGCTTTGTAAGCTTTATATCTTGGTTGTTGAGTCGTATTAATTTTGAGTTACCTGATCGCTCTATAACATGGGCAACCTTATTGACTTCGATTTCTAATTTGAAGATCCAAGTAGGTACTGCATGTGCAAGAGTTTTTGCTAAAGAATTCGTGCTCTTTGCCCCTAAGCAAAAATTGATTAAACGTAGGGATTGAGTTTTACCCACTCCATTAACCGAAGACTCTTTATCGTCACCCTTGGTTCCCAAAATAATTGTTAAGCCTTCTGGATTAAAATTAATCGTTCGAAACTCGGGTTGATTACAAGATAGCTTTATTAGTTTCATTGTTTTACCAAGTGTTTGGTGCATAGCATGCCATGCTCATTCAGGTAAATCTCTTGAATAAACATCAGAATATCTAAAGAAAAAATCAATTGAGTGAAGTCTATTTTAAATAAAGGATTTTTTTCTGCTTCAATTCTAGCCCACAAACCATCAATAGAAATCGGAACATCCAAAAACTGACGAACGTAACCCGCGATTCCAATTAAGGAACCAGAAAATCTGACATGCTTATGTGGCATTAAGGCTGTTTGGATCTTCATAGACATCACATGTTGAAAAAAATTTAGCAATAATAATTTCAGCTATAGAAGTATAGCTTCTTTTTGAAAGTTTATCTTTCTTTGCAAATTTTGGAATTAATGCTTCTCTCAAAGCGAGGTAGATCAAGGAGCTTCTTTCTTCGTCCTCTAAGGGGATTGAAGAGCTTATTTCTTTGTAAATTTTATTTATGCTTAAAGATAAACTTTGAGATAAATCATCACCCTGTACATCTAAAAAATCATTTATTTTATATACTTCTGCGTAGTTAGAGATTAATCGGGCTGCCAAAAGATCTGATAAGTTGTTGAAAGTGATTTTTTCATCAAAATTTGGCGCCTCACCTGTTAGAAAATTAAAAGAGTTGTCAGCATTCTCAATTAGATAATCAATCAATTCCCCTACAAGGGTGGGTTCAAAGTCAGAACTCAAGCTTTCATCAACGCAATACATTCCTAAAACATCTAACTTCATATCCTCCTCTAATTTCATGAATAATTTTTGTAGTTGGAAAGAACAAATAATCCTCCCGTCGGGTATAACCTGCTCTTCAATGAAATTTTGAAAATTACTTTGTAGTGGGGCTGGTATCTGGGTAAATTTATCATTGATAACAAAACTATAACCCTTAACTTCACCCCATTTTTGAATTAAATTTCCATAGTCGGTAACTGCTTTGTTGAACTCAGCTATAGGGTTTGTAGTTGTTGAGGCTAAAGGAGCGTAAATTTGATAATAATGCTTAGTTCTTGGATTACACC